ATGGGCGGATAACGTATTCGAGTGGTACAACTGGTAAACCAAAAAGAATATGGCACTCTGCAGAAAAATTGAATTTGGTATCTGAGGTTTATAGAAGAACTCACGACCTCACTAAAAATTCTAGTATACTGAACTTCCTTTCACTCGACCACATCGGAGGTCTTGCATTGACCTTGGCTGGAGAATATGTCGGGTGTAAGGTTACTCAAACAAAATTCAATCCCTACACATACCTAGACGAACTTCGTCCTTATAGTCATACTATGTTGACGGATACTGCAATTACTGGTATCAGAAAAGTAAAACAGTTTAACAACTATGACTTTTCTGGTACTTTTATACATGTTGGAACTGAACCACACACAGTAGATAACATTATCGCACTTGTGGAGAGAGGTGCAACAGTATTCTGTAATTGGGGTATGACTGAGTGTGGACCATTATGTGTCAACACAACATTCCAACCATATGACACCGAACACGTAAAACGTATGTTTGAACCTGGCGCACTACTGGGTGACAACATAGAAATAGAGTGGAAAATCGATGACGGAGAACTTGTTGTTAGATCCGAAATGTCAATCTACAGAGACTGGTACTATACTGGCGACAACGTCAAGTATGAAAACAATGCCCTCTACTATATCTCACGACGATAGAATATTAGTTATATCTGCCAACTTTGGAGGGCGGGGTTGGAGAATGGCACGTCTATCTACTTGTTATAGTGGAGTGTATTGGTACAAGTCAGAAAAGAACGGTGAGTTTCCTTGGTCATTCCCAAAAGATTTTTCCTGTACAGAAAGACTACTTGCACCAAACCACTTTGATAGAGATTTGCCAGATGGAAATGTTGCACCTCTTTTTGGAGAACGTGTATCTAGATTTTGGAATGATGATGAGTGGAAAGATAGATGGATAGAAATTTGGAATAAATTAGATCTACCAAAAGAGAAGTTGGTATATGTAGTTCACGACGAACCGAAACAAATTAGAGAGTGGTTTCCTAATAGCACGATCATAAACCTATACGATTATGACTCCAAGGTTTCTGCGAACTGGCACTTACAGACTTCTGCAAACTATAGGATCAGTCATCACTTCAGTGATATGAAACCAGACTATAGAAATCAGCTTCAAAGAACAATGGACTGGATTATAGACATCAAAGGATCTGAAGCCACATTCAAAGACATTTGGTTGTGTGAAACGCATGGTGTATTAGAATGGACTGACGATCTATACGAAGAATATAAACAACATGAATATCAATTTGTTGATGAAGAAAACTGGATGAGATATGAACAAAGAGACTGGGCAGACTTTACGACGACTTGGGATGAGTTCCATCCTAATCAACTGAAACCTTTTCTTGGTGAATTAGATGACAACCACACATCAGTACTTGGTAACGCAAGATTTTGATAGGTATGACCTAGACGGATTTATGCACAAATGTGCAGAGTTGGGTTACAAGAATAACTCTTCGAAGAAAGAGATGAGATGGGACTGGGTCACAGAAAACATGGGTGCGTTCTGGGCATTCGTAAGAGATGACGAAATCATATCTCTATCTGGTTGTCATCCATTTCCAGATATCGAAGACGCTTACCGTATAGGTTACAGATCTGTTGTCCTGCCTGGCACAGATCCTTTCAAGGGTATATCAAGGTATGGATACAATGCAATCCCAAACAGAATTTTGTTTCAATATCAAATTAGATTCTGTCAAAAGATAGGCGTTAATAGATTCATTTTGACAACAAATTCTGATAGAGATGGTCATATGGATATGTCCCATAGAATGGAAATACAAATCAATAAGTACACAAATCTGTGTAATTATTTGGGAGATCGAAAAATCTTTAATTCAGTACAGTCTCTTTGGGAGTATGATGTTAACGTATACATCGATACAATATCAAAGCTTCAACCAGAACCTTACTACATTATAGATGAGTTAAAAAAATGTTAGACGTAGACTTTAAACATTTAAGAAAGATTAAGAGTAACTACTTCAAACACTTGTATGTTGCGATGAAGTTTAATCTGATTGCATTGCTCGTGTTTGTAACTGGAACAATACACGCATTTGTTCCCTTTCTCTTTGCATTCACACCATACAAACTAGCAAAGATGATTACAGACGGAACGGAAAAAACTTTTAAAAAGGAAGAGGATGATCTTTGAATACAGACTGAATCTGTCTGATCACATCATCTTCTAATTCTGGTATCCAGTCTAAGTTTAATTTTAATTGGTGACTGTCAGTTACTCCCAATATCATGGCTTCTAATAGAGGTTGTCGTAACACCCACGACATAGACATTTGTGTCAAAGACATTCCTGCATTTTCTGCAATCTTCTGATACTTATCAATAGGTTCCCAAACATTTTTGTTATCTCGTGGTCCTAATCCACCATAGGTTCTTCGACTACCTACAGGCGATCCTTCTAGAAATCTATTATACTTACCAGTCAACAGTCCACCCGCAAGTGGTGTCCACGCAAGAAGTTTTACACCGTTGTGATAACATGCTTCTGCAACATCCAATTCAAATATTCTGTGTAGAAGACTATATTCGTTTTGAATACATTTTAATGGTAGACGTTGCGCCCACTGAGTAACACCCCATGCGGTTTCATTACTCATACAGATATGTTTAATTTTACCTTGTTGTTGTAAGTCTTTTAGTTTCTCACTACACATATCAAAGTAATCTAAAATCTCTTCAGTATTTCCTTCTGGGGAATAATCCCAGACATTTCTAAAGTGATAATGATTTCTTTTTGGCCAGTGGAAGTGACAATAATCAATACATTCTACTCCAAGTCTTTTGAGACTTGCATCTACTTGTTCATCAATCTCTTCGGGTTCAATTGGACTTTTTAATTTTGTACTGATACGAAGTTTCTTTTTGTTTGACCACATCCAATCTCCCAATATACTTTCACTGACACCGTGCGTCCATTCGTTATAAGGAAATGTTGGATATATCTGTGCAGTATCGAAAAAATCTACACCGTAATCTAAAGCGGCATTGATAATCTTATGTGCTTCTTGTGCAGTGGTTCTGGATCCCCACAACATTGTTCCAATACAAATATTATTTTGCATTCTGAATAACCCTATCTAATATGATTGCAAGCCCTACGATTGCAGTTCCACTAATGATGCCACTACCAATATATTGATTTTGTACTGCCTGTAAAACAGGCACACCCAAACCTTGAACACCAATCATACTTGCGATCACAACCATTGAAATCGCCATCATAGTTGTCTGGTTTGCACCTGCAAGGATTGACTTCTTTGCGAGAGGTAGTTCAATTGTCCAAAGAATTTGACGTGGTCTCATCCCCATACTCAGGGCAGCTTCAATCATACCAATACCAACTTGACGAAGTCCTAAGTTTGTTAAACGAATAATAGGTGGCACTGCATAGATTGTCATTGCAATCACGCCTGGGATCTTACCTAGACCAAACAACATAACAACAGGGATTAAGTAGACAAAGATAGGGATTGTCTGCATTACATCTAACACAGGGTTGGTAAACCTTTGTACACGATCACTTCGTGACATCCAAATACCAAATGGGATACCGATCATCACACTCAGAAGTCCAGAAGTTAACACAAGACTTAAAGTGTACATCGTATCTTCCCACAGACCAAATACTCCAATAAAAATCATGTACAGGATAGAACCTGCACAGAGTATTTTGTCTTTAGTAAGATAAAAAATGGCCCCGACAAGAAGAATCATTGTCAAGGGCCATGGTGCGTTTACTAATGTAAACTCTACCCAATTCATGAAAGTTTTGAGTGGGTAGAATATGACCTCTATTGAGTCCCCATAACTACGAGAAAATTCTCTGAAGGAGTTGTCAATGGACTTTTTAATAGTCCGTATCGTGCTCCGATGTAGTTCTGGGAACTCAAAGAGATCGATCATGGGTTTATTGTAGTTTCGCTGCTACGTCTTCTGAAACCCAATCTTTCCACATGTCGTAGTTTTCTACAAAGTATTCTGCTACTTCATCTGGTGCTGCTTGGTTGTCATCCATGTAACCCAATAGTGAGTTCATCACTGGGCCAGGGATCACACGTGCGGCAAGATAGTCTTGCACTTCTGCACTACCTGAGGCAGCAAATTCATCTGTTACGACTGTACGCACAAATGAAGATGTCCAAGAGGATGGTTGCGGATTTGGACAATCTGGTTTTGTAATACAATTCCAGTTTTCTTGTCCTGCGAAATCTACACCCCAATCAAGCACACGTAGGTCATACTTACCTACAAATGCAGTTGGTGCAGAGTAGTATCCGAACCATGGTTCGCCACGGTCATGGGCACGACTGATAGTTGCATCTTCTGCAGCATATGAGCCAGGTTCGATCATCTTCCAACCTTTTGCTTCCATGTCAAATGCGTTGAACAAATTCGCATTTGAAATCTGACAACCAGAGCCTGGCGGGCAGGTTACAAAACCACCCTTGCTCGCATCATCAGGATGTGGGAAAAGATCTGGACGTGCCAAAACTGCTTCTAGTGTAGTCAGTTCTGGGTTCGTTTCCAGAATGTTTGGATGGATATACCATCCTTCTGCAACACCACCAATTGGTGATTGTGCTGCGGATTCAGTCATACGACCATCTGCCAGTGCGGCATTATATAGATCGATGCCTGCAGCGTTTGGCCACAATTCACCCATAATATCTGGTTGAGACTGTTCAACCATAGAAGTGAACGAAGGAACTGTCCCGCCTGGGATCATGGTGACTTTGCAATCAAATCCTTCTTCAAGGACTAGTTTATCAATTTCACCCAAGATGGATGCAGAGCCCCATCCTAGTCCTGCCATTGTGACATCACCACAATCGCTTGCGCTAGCGGTTGTGACGAAACCAAAGGTTGCTGCCGCTGCAGCGAGAGTAACCAAAGTTTTTTTCATGTATGTTCATCCTTTCATAATTATGACATAACTTAAATAGTATAACATTTTAACAATGCATTGTCAACCTCTTTTTTAGAGATTGTTGGTTTCCACGGGTCATTAGTATCCCATCTTTCAGAATAGTTTATTTCTAAACGTATTCCAAATTCTTTTGCAAGATGACAAGCTTCTTCTACTTGGTGTTGGTTGTGTTTCAAAACTGGAAAACTCCATCTAATAGATTTTCCCATTGATGCACCAACACACATAGCAGTAAAGGATTGGTCAAAGGACAATCCCTTTCTGTATGTTCCTGCAGTGTCTTGAAGTCCATCTACATCGAAAACAAATCTATTATCTTCGTTTGTAGATACGGTATATATGTTTCGCCACCATTCTTCATTATATCCAGATCCAACCGTATAGATTGAAAATGGTATTGAACTCCTATTAATCATTTCTACAATTTCTGGAAACTGCGAATGATAGATAGGATCTCCTAAATTTCCCATCAATACTATTCTATCTGGTCTGTTATTTATGATGGTTCGGATATGTTTTATTGGCAAATCCAACACGTCATATTGTCCCATCAACAAAGTTCTAGGACATTTAAAACATCCTTGAAAACACTTTGATGTGAGTTCAATCTTTATATTTTTCCGTGCATTCATAAAAACAAACCTTCAGACCATTGAAAGGGTTTAACTTAATATCATCTACAAATTTTTTAAGATGCACGTTTACAATTTCATCCATTGAAGTCTTATCTAAGTTCCAATTATCACTATCATCAAAAATCTTTTTTTCTTCACTGGCTTCACTAATCCAAAAGCAAGGACGGACAGTCCCTCTTGAAGTTACAAAGAGTTCGCATCCGCCCTCGCATTTTGGTTTAATATCCATTCGCCATTGTTTCATCATAACAAAAAAGTTCTTTTTTAGTGGAACATCTTTTCGAATGTCGCAGGTCCTGCAATACCATCTGCAACGAGATCATTTTCTTTTTGCCATTTTTTTAGCGCTGCTTCTGTACCTCTTCCAAAGATACCGTCTGCAGGAGTGATACCCAATGCAGTTTGCATTGCTTCTACGCCTTGACCACGTGAACCTTTGCGCAATACACCGATATCATCTAGGATATCGTCATCATCATCTTCTTCGTCTACTTGATGGATGTCAGCATCTTGACCCAATACTTTCATTGCATGAGCATAACGGTATTGACGATCTTCTAGACCAATCGTACCACCGTTGATTTTCTTTGTCATCTTCTTAACATCATCACCATCTGCAATGTCGTTTAGATTATTTGCATCCCAGAACCAACATGCAGATTCAATTGCGCCTGCAGGTGTTGCAACATATTCTGCTGCTTCTTCTGCTGTCATGTCTACACTTTCACCAAAGCGTGTGTAGTTTTCACGTCCTGTAAGTTGTTTTAGGCCTCTGCCACGGAACAACCAACCGTCACCTTCATTTACGTTCCCCATTTTGTATTTACGAAATTCATCCATATAGACATAGTTCGCAATCATCTCTGGTTGACGATGATATTCATCTGCATCACGTTTTGGTGGTTCACCAAAGTAACGACCAAACACTGCACGAAGTGCTTTTGCAGAATAATTAAGGTTTTCTTCTAGTTTTCTAAAACCACCAGATTCATGTGCACATTGTGATAGGAAGTGCGCAACTCTACGTTCTGTTGTAATACCATATTTCGGTAGCATCTCACATAGTGCATCGTACCAATCATCTGGATTAGCATCAATGATCTCTGCAAGATGATCTTTCGTAAATTCAAAATCAAATGACATGGATTTTTTTCCTCTTATTTGGCCTCCCCTGTAGGACTCGAACCTACGACCCACAGCTTAGAAGGCTGTTGCTCTAATCCAACTGAGCTAAGGAGAGAATTAAAACTGTTAAAATTATTAGTATCAGGAATGAGTTTCGCCATGACCATGACAAAAAACCGATTGCAAATCGCAACAGGGAAAAACAGATTATCATTACCACAAAGATAATGAAAAAAGCGATAACCCATTCCATGATATTTAGTCGAAGTCTAGACCACCTGTTGAAAAGGCGTGACTATCTAACCCATAGTCTTCAAGACTAGGTTTGCTCCAACCTTGTGCTTCACTACCAAGGTCATAGTAGAGAGTGAAATCGTCGTCTTCAGTTAACCGATCAACACCTGCAGCGTCATCCATTGCGTCAAGTGTTTCATCGTCAAACATGTCTTCGATATTCATTTGTTTTGACTTAGGCATTTGCATTCTCCATTTCAAAGTTCAAAAGTGCATCTTTCTTTTCTAGTAGAAGTTTTTCTACTGACCAAAGCGCCATGCGTTTTTCATCAGTTGCGCCTTCATTCATTGCAATCACAAGGTTTTCTAAAACCTCAATATCGTGTGCGATGTCATTCATAACTAATCTCCCAAATCATGTAGTAAATATACTACAAACAGATTTAAATGTCAACCCTTTTTTTGATTATTTTCAAAAAAAATTTCATTATTTTCGATTATGTATCTCACGATATTTTGAGGTAACATGCATATCATGATCCATACAGGCCAGAACACAAGGTTCATAATAATTATATCCATCATACTACAACCGCCTCTTGAATAGTTCGTAACACAGTATCAGGACGAATGTGATTCTGATAGTGGTAACAATCTTGTTTGTTCCAGTGACGGAAGACTTCATTGCCTTCCGCATCTAGTAATACGTGATATATTCGTGTCATAGGCCACATCCTTATTTGGTTTCCAATACATAATCACGATCCCAACGACCAACATTGATATCAGTGTAGTACGCAATATCAAAGTAATCAGTCATGATGTCAGAGTTGTTGTACCAACCACCAGACTTCATCGCATCAATCAGTTCTGAGTAGAAGTTTGCGATCTTGGTTTCTCCAATACGGTTCATCCACTCTTCAACCCAAGAAGTGTTAACCTGCATGTTACCACCAACATTGCGTTTTTGTTCCCCACGAAATTCTGCACAGTAATCATTGTATTTCTGTGCAGCACCCATCAGATCAAGTTCACCAGACTTCAAGTTCACAACCAAAGAACTGTGATGATCGATTGCGATAGTACCTTTCATACCATACTTTTTAAGTACAGATTTGATTGCAGGTGCGATTTGTTTTTTCTTGTCTTGTGAAATATAAGCCATTATACAGTCTCCTTAGGCGCAAACAATTTAGACATTCCTTCGAACACAATGTTGTATGCGTTCGCTTCATAGATCCAGTTTTCAAACCAATCACTGTCACCATCGTAACAGTCGTCTTGATCACCTCGGGCATACGCATCCCATTCGTCGGCGAGAAACTCCATACCAGCAAGAGCATCACCCTTACCAATACCTTGGATTGTTTTCCACGCATCTTCTAGGGTCATATCCATTTTGAAGTACTCAGGAATTCGAAACATGTGTTAACCTCTCTTTGTTACATTATTAATATAGTGATTCTTGCAACAAATGTCAAGCCTTTTTTTGAAATAATTTTGGATTTTTTTCAAAAAGTTCTAGACCACTGAGAAGTTTAAAATCACCATCACCAGTGTCGACAGTGATTTCAATATCGATGCCCGCCATTGCACGGACGTTAGTGATAACACCCTCGCCTGGGATCTCTGTACCGATTTCGGTCCAGAGAGTGTTCATAAAGTTTTTGAGTTCGGGAGTGATAATCATTTTACACCTCACGGATTAGTTGGATTTCTTTTAAGGCTTCTTGGAAGTCACGGATCATACCTTCAGCAGCTTTGACCGCTTTATCATCACCCATTGCTTTGTAACGGACAATGTTTTCTTCACACGCTTTGATATAATCTTTGATACCTTGTTCCATAGTGATTCTCTCTTTTTTTCTCTATACTATAAATATAGTGCTTCTAACAAAGAAAGTCAAGTGTTTTTATGAAATTATTTCAAATTTTTTTAATTTTATTTTTTGTGTCTGCTTGTGGTACTACAGACTTTTCGTCTACGTATCAAAGAGGATACAACCACCCACAATATCAGTTTGCAAAAACTGCGCATCAATATGTTGGTTGGTCAGAAAAAGAAAACAGAAAAGAAATAAAACAACTGACTGGTGTTGATCCTGTCCGTACCGAATGGTGTGCCGCATTTGTTAACGCAGTACTAAAAGAGAATAATACACTTGGATCTGACTCAGTAAATGACTATCCACTTATGGCTCGCAGTTTTATGTTTTGGGGTGAAAGAGTTGATGAACCCAAGATTGGTGATGTAATTGTGTTCCCAAGAGGAACCAGAGGTTGGCAAGGTCACGTTGGGTTCTATATCGAAACTCGTATAATAGAAGATATCGATTATTATGTGATCCTTGGAGGCAATCAAGATAACGCAGTTACCTACGATATCTTTCCTGCATATAAAGCGTTGGCGATTAGACGAGGATTCCCTGTTCCTTCGCAGCAGCAAGGACAATCGGAGTGAACGCTTCTTCCACTACCTCTTCGATCTGATCCCAGTTCGCTTCACGGATCAGACGACCATTGTAACTACTCCACTCTTCAAGAGCGAGATCATACTTCCGTAATCCCAAGATACGAAGCTCACGTCCACGGTTCATAAGACCGTTATTGAAGATGTCCCAAACGACATTCTGCGCTTTACGGAACTTCTCCAATGCACGATTACCCTTCAGAGGTTTGACAGGTCCTTCGGATGGGAAGACATCCAACATACTTAGTTGATCCACAAGAGGACGAGTTTCACAAGTACATCCCCAGTTTGCATTTTTAGGATTAAACATAATTACGCCTCCACACGATCATGAATAGGAAGAATACGGTGTTCAAAACGACTGTCTGATGTACCACCATAGTTACCACCAAACATAAACCAACCTTTTGCACGTTCCCAAGTCTCAGTGACTTCGTTGAACACTGCAGGAACCAACTTAGGGTAAGGTTTACCACAAGGACGATCATCGACAATCATCACTGCAGGACGATCATCCTGCGGATCAAAGGGGCCGTCACAGTTGACGACATTCAAAGAGTTGTTCGCAGAACTGATACCACCATTGGTACAGTCATAGTTTCCAAATTCTGAGTTACGGTAAACACTAACATTAAGTCCCATAATTAAGCTCCAATCGTATTGTAATAACCTTCGGCTGCAACTTCCATAGTTGCGTCACCATTGTCGTAGAGTTGCCACAGTTCAGATCCTGTGAAGTAAACACATGCGTCCTGCATGATAGGCCACTCACTCGTATGAATGATTGTCCGAATAGGCATCTTCCAGTTTTCCATACCTTCTGTCAGTTTGTTGAACGCCTCAGACAACTGACCTTGTGTCCATTTTTTAAAAACGATTTGATTTTCCATTACCAAATTACCTCTTCAGTTACGATCATACGTGGGTTATCAATTAGTACGTTTTCGACGTAGGTTTTTACTGCACCGTCATCGTACATAACAGTCACAAGAGTTTCACCGTCTGCATCTTCATGGATACTGGTGATCTCGCCTAGTATTGCAACATCTGTGCGATACTTCCGAATAATTCCCATACCAACTTCAAACATCATTTCGTCCTTTCGATCAACTTACTCTTATAATATAGTGGCTAGACAAGGAAAAGTCAAGAGTTTTTTGAAATTATTTTGAATTTTCTTTTCCTTTTAAATCAACGACTTATATTTTTTTGTCAAAAAAGTTTCAAGTTCCCTTGCTTCTTTTTCGTACCAAAGGTCCAAATACTCATCAAATGATTCGTATGTTGTTTTGTTATCAACATGCAACTCTTTACGTGCATACTGTTTCACGTGCACCATCTCATGACAGATGGTGGTGATTAGATCATCAGTAGACAACTTCGCATTCACTTCAATCTCAAACTCACGAGTATCGATTGCGCAACAGAAACCATACTGGTGAGTTTTCAAGTCGTTGGACAACTGAACACCCACTTCTAAGGTTTTCATACGAGGCATCAATTCACCTATGCAGAAGTTCACTACGTCTTCTGCAAGTTGACGTTTGGTTTTTGTCGAACCTTCTGCATAAACATAATTCATTACATTGCACTCCGCATTTTCGCCATACGTTCTTTTGTTGACAACCACTGTTCAAACTCCATTGGTTTACGTGGTTCTCCACAAGCAAGTTTCTTTTCTTTGAACTTTGCTTTTAGGATAGTCGCCGCATCACGACCCATGAACCGTGAAACCAGTTTCAACAGATCTCGACGAAACGAACGACCATGGTGCCAGTGTCCAAGGCAGTGAGTCATCTCATGGATCAATGTGTATTCATCAAGACCCACGATCAGATCCAGAGTGATTGTGTTTCCACACGCCCAACCTGCAGTCTTACGACCAGTGTTACGGGCTTTAGATTTGACATGGATTTCAGAACCACCTCTGTTTCGTTCTGCACGTAACTTTTTCCAAGTGTCAGACTGTGTGATCTGGTCACAACGTTTCTGCGCTTGACGGATTGTATCGAAATCTTTGATCTTACCGTATTCACGTTGAAACGCCCACTCTGCTTTGTAGGTTTTCATCTTCTCAGAATCTTTGGTTCCGTAACCTTTGTTCTGTTTCTGTTGATGTTTACGAAGATAATCGATGTAACTTTGAATTGTACCAGTTGAGTAACCCTCATTGCGCCACTCATTAACTTGGTCAGACATTGATGTTGGATAACAAAGCATATATCTTCCTCTCTCGTTGTTACATTATTAATATAATACTTCCAGTTAGAAATTGCAAGCTTTTGGACGAAAAAAGTTTGTTTTAAAAACAACCACTTATAATTTTTTTTCGAAAAAGATATTAATGTTGCATAAAAGACACACACCAAAAAATGTTTTTCTGCAGTGCAGAGAGTTGGATATTACTTGCCTAAACATTAGGTGCACTTTCAAAAAGTGTGAAGAATTTAATAGAAGGAACACAATTATGCGTTTTATTACAGCAGCGATTTTCGCAACTACTTTCGCAACATCCGCAGCGGCATTGGATCTGCCAGTGCCAGGTCTTGCGTTGAACACAGATGCAAAAGTAGAATATAAAATGGATGCAGAGACAACTGCAGCTACACTTGCACCAGAACTAGCTTATACTCCATCTTTTATTGATGGTGTTGAGTTCACAACTGGTACAACTCTAAATGTGTGGGATAACGATGGTGGTTTCACATTGGGTGACGAATTCGACACTCTACCAACATTGTCAATTGGTGCAACATATGTACCAGCAATGATCGACAATGTAGAACTAGAACTAGGTACATCGTATGACCTAGAAGCAAAAGAACGTGGGGAAGTAACAGTCTCTGCAACTTTCTCGTTCTAATCGCCTAAATATAGGTGATCGAAGAGGGACCTTCGGGTCCCTTTTTTGTTATGGAGAGTAAGAAGTGAAAGACAAGTATCTAAATTACAATTTGCGAACAGATGGTCTAAACATTTTAGATGTAAACACCATGTTCCACGAATTATTCCAAAGAAAAGATTACGACTGGTGGTATGAGGTTCAAGAAGGCGACATCGTCGTTGACCTTGGCGCATGTGTTGGTTTCTTCACATGTCACGCTTTGGATCGTGGGGCAAAGAAAGTTTATGCAGTCGAAGCTAATAGAGAACATCTTAAAACTTTATGTTACAATGTTTCTGAACATTGGATCGACAATTCAAAGTCGTGTGTTGTACCTATCCATGCTGCAATAGGTAAAGCAGATAGATATGCGTTGAATTACTATGGTGAAAATGTAGATGCACCACGTAAAGAATTTATGGAACTGATGCACGAACACCAGATCCACAATATTGATTTTTTAAAAATTGATATTGAGGGAGCAGAATTTGATATCTTCAAGAAAGAAAATATTCTATTCTTAAAACATCACGTTAAACACATCGCAGTTGAGTTTCATTTGGATGCGTTTAGAGAAGCACCATACGAATGGATACACTTTAGAGATCATGTTGTTAACCACTTTAACTTAGACCAAGTGAGATTTTTAACACACAAAGATAGAGTGTTATCGCACGACGACGAAAAGCTGCGTGGAGATTGGCCAATCGGATGGGGATCTTCTTTTATGTTGTACATCACCAATTCGTGATATAGATCATGAACTCTGGTGGAACTTTTGTCCAGTCTCTTTGCATCATTGCCCAATCTTCATTTATCGCATTACGGACATAATTGTTCTGAACACGAACTTTATTTTTATCCATAAAGTGTCGAAGAAAAGTATCTCGAAATCTTATAAACTGTCTTGGTGAATCATCCGCTGCACGTAAGTGACATTCAATTGCCATGTGTCGAACATTATTTTCAAACCAATCTATCATTTCTGGTTGTAGGATATTATATTCTGCACCTTCACAATCGATTTTCAAAAAGTCGATCTGAGCAATGTTATAATCATTTAAAAATTGAGTGAAGGTAAATGTAGGATAATCTACATCACCTTCACCAAATACATGTAATGTATCATACGGACTGTATGAAATTGCACCATGAATTGGAACAACACGAGTGTTATCATCAATGATGTAATCGGAAACATTCCGTATTGCAGTTTTCAATAGATCACGATTGGGTTCGATCATGTATACACGATCCGCACCTTTGTCTAATGCATTTGCAGAAAAGAAACCGACACAGGCACCAATGTCCACGACAATATCATCTGGTAGTACTTCATACCACCAGTTATATTCACAAGTTTTGAAAAACTCAGAATAAAGATGTGCTGCCTGTGAAAGATCAATACCCTCAGTACTAAGTTTGTGAGGATCTAAAGCTTTGTGGTTCATTTGTTAAAATACTTTTCCAACATTTCTAGGACATCATCATATTTTGCAATTTCCATGATTTCCATTTCCATTGCTTCAATAATGTCTGGGTGTTCCCCAATACCAGTTGTTGAATTTAAGTATACTTCGACATTTGCTTTGTGTTTGTCGACATGACCCTGTGCATGACTTCTCAGGGCTTCTAAAAGAATTTCTCTCATAATGTACTCCATATAAATAGTAATAACAAGTTTCGAAAGGTAATCAAGTAAATGATCACTAACTATTTATCTCCACAGTCATTCATCGTTTCCATCGATAGACTACCTAACGTGGAGTTTTTTACACAAAAAGTGATGATTCCAGATGTATCTGGTAGTCCACAACAAACGAATACACCGCTTGGTTTGATATATGATTCACCAAGTCAATTACAGTATTCTGATTTGGACATCACATTCATCATTGACGAGGATATGAAAAACTACTTAGAGATCTTGAACTGGTTGGAAGGTATGGGTTCCCCCAACACCCAAGATCAATATGCGAAACTTGAAGCTTCTGACGAGGGTATCCAATCAGATATTACTATCGTTGTTAACAACAACCACAAGAACCCAAATATACATTTTGTCTTTAAAGATTGTTTTCCTGTTAGTATTTCATCGATAAGTTTAGACGTGACCGCTGCAGACACAATATATGCAGAAGCGACTGCAACCTTCAGATACACAAACTTTACTGTTGCATCTCACTCATAAGTGTGATATAATATGATATAGTGAAATTTAGGATTATGAAAAATGAGTGTAAAACAATTGAATCCTTTTCTGTTGACATTTTACCAAGTGTCGATAACCAATTGGAATGAAAAGAAAAAACAGTTACTAAGTCTTATCGATTGGAATGATAAAGAGTGTTTTATGGTAGAACACTTTACAGACTATTACAAGAACGTCAATAGAGAAGATCATCGTGCACCTTACACAGATCAGTTTGTAAACATCCTAAAATATGATCTGAATGCGTTTGTTCATCAAGTGCAAAACTCCCCACTAAACAGATTTAACGTAGATTTGAGTATGAGAGTAGAAAACCTTTGGGCACAAAGGTATACTTCCCAAAATTTTATGCCACCTCATACACACGAACCTTCTGGTTTTTCTGCAGTTCTTTATGCAGAGTTCGATGAACACGAACATGAAGCAACAAAATTTTGGGCTCCATTTAAAAATACTATCGACGCTATGGATTACAGATATGACCCCCAAGTAAAAGAGGGTGACATATTGTTCTTCCCTAGTTATTTGATGCACTATGCAGAACCAAACGCATCATCTAAACAAAGAACAATTTTTTCTTTTAACAGTCGTGTGAAACCTACAGGATTTTTTGATAAATGAACGACGATATTAATGAGATGTGGGCTAAAGATGCGCCCATAGATGAGACCAATCTGATTGGTGAAAGTAAACGGATCCCAACACTCCACAGTAAGTACTATTCTATGTACTACGAAGAAGCGTTGCGTGTCAAGAAACTGAAAGCAGATCTCGCAGAATTGAAACGAGATAAGATGGAATACTACGGTGGTTCCATGGCGGAAGAAGATCTGCGAGAACGTGGTTGGAAACCATTCCAGTTAAAAGTTCTTCGAAACGATTTAGATAAATATATTGTAAGCGATAAAGATATTATCAAACTTAGTCTTAAGATAGATTACCACACAGAACGTGCAAACTATTTGGAAGACATCATCAAAACAATCCATTCTCGTAACTTCGTCATCAAGTCAATGATTGATGTAATGAAGTTCCAGTCAGGTGACTATTAATTATGACCGACACAGTTACTGTTGAATTTCTTGATCATGTGCATATGCGGGTGACCGCAGACCCATCAGTGCGCCAAGAGATCAGTGACTTTTTCTCATTCCGTCCAGAAGGTTGGCAGTATCACCCAAAAGTCAAGACAAAGATGTGGGACGGTATTATTCGTATCTATTCGCCTATGCGTCCCAAACTATATGTTGGTCTTCTCGAAAAACTAAAAGAGTTTTGTGATGTACGTGAGTACGAACTGGAAATTGAAACAGATGCGTATGATATAGATATATGTGATGAGAACTATCCAGTAGAACTTGCACAAGAGATTGGATGTAAGTTCGAACCACGTGATTATCAGTGTGAATATATTATTAATGCGATTGCGAATAATAGAACACTTAGTGTATCACCAACATCGTCTGGTAAGTCTCTTATCATATATCTACTTCAACAACACTATTGGAGAACATATGGACATCGTACACTTATCATTGTTCCAACAATCGGCTTGGTTCACCAGATGGCTGGAGACTTTGTCGACTACGGATGCAAGGATCCAATATATAAGATTCAGGGGGGTGTAGATAAACACTCAGACGATCCTATCG